TTCGTTAGCTTCTTCTCCACCTTCAACACCAGCTTCTTCACCGCCGGCTTCTTCGGTATCAGATTCAGCTTTATCCTCTTCAGCAGTTAGTACTGCTGCTAAAACGTCATGAAGCTTTTGAGCTGCATCACGAGGAAGGGTGAAAGTTACTTCTTCTTCACCACCAGCGCTTTCACCAGCATCGCTTGAAGGAAGACCCAAGGCTTCAGCGTCCTTAGTATCAGCATTAAACTGATCGGACATCACATCCTCGTACAATTTATCAAAAATAGATTTGCTCATAAAATTATTTATTGTTTGGACTTCTGTTTTTTCATAATTTTGAGAGAATTTTTTAGGTTCGTAAAAATTATCATTCTTTGCAGTCTCAGGATCAACCATATCTTTCTTAAAATTATCAGCATTTTCAGGGCCAGAATTTTTCGGAAGAAAAGCATTCTTATCAGCTCTAGCTTCAACAGGCTTTTTATCACTAGCAACCTTAAAGGTACCTTTAGGCGGAAATACGGCTTTTTTTTCTTCAATAATATTGTTTTCATAGAAAGCGCCTAATTCTACTAGCGATCTTGCTTTATTCATATTAAGTATTTATGTTATATATGCCTAAAAAACAAGAAAGTAAATTTTATTTAGGTAATCAAAACCTACCCACAACTGATGCGGTGTTTGATTATGAAGCACATCCAGAGTGGGTGGATGATATAGCTAAGAGTAGAAAGAACATCTTATACTTTGCAGAAAACTTTTTCTTTATAACAAATCTCGATGAAGGTAAGATGAAGATTAAACTGCATTCTTATCAAAAAAGAATTTTAAGAAGTTTAAGAGATAATCGTTTTGTATGCTTGCTAGCTTCTAGACAGGTAGGAAAAACGACACTCATGACAATATATGCTTTATGGATTGCCTGCTTTTTCGAAGATCAGCGTATTCTTATTGTAGCTAATAAAGAGCAGACTGCGATTAATATTTTTAAGAGAGTTCGTTTAGCTTATGAAAAGCTACCTAACTACCTTAAACCAGGAACCGTAGAATATGGTAAAACATCAATGTCTCTTGGTAACGGGTCAAGTATCGGTATTTCGACGACGAGTAGTGATGCAGGTCGAGGCGATAGCTGCAATGTTCTAATCTTGGATGAGTTAGCATTTATTGATAACCATCTTGTTGAGCAGTTCTGGAGTTCAGTATATCCGATTATCTCGTCGTCTAAGAAATCTAAAATATTTGTTGCTTCAACGCCAAACGGAACAGGTAATCTGTTTCATGAACTTTATACCGGTGCTATTGAAAGTAAAAATGATTGGAAAGCAGAAAAAGTTGATTGGTGGGAATTTCCCGGTCGTGATGAAGCGTGGAAAGATAAGACCATTCGTACTTTAGGGAGTAAGGAAGTATTCGATCAAGAGTTTGGAAATGTTTTCTTACAAGCCGGGGAAAGTGCTTTGGATGAAAAATTGTTTGAAGAAATGAAATCAGAGTGTACAGAGCCTAAATTTGTTTTCGAAGAGGGAAAATATTTATTATGGGATGAACCAAACAAGGATCACATTTATGTTGCAGGTGTAGATATAAGTGAAGGTGTTGGCGAGGCAGCAAGTGTTATACAAATTTTAGATTTAACCGATTTAAGAGAGATAAAACAAGTAGCTACATATCATGATAGATTAATTAGCCCTTACAACTTTACTTCTAAAGTCTACGAAATATTGCAACACTGGGGATCGCCCCTTGCTATGATAGAAAGAAATAATTGCGGTGCACAAGTAGTTGATCAACTAAAAAATACCCATGCTTATGAAAATATAGTATCTTACGGTACAAAAGTAGGTCCTGTGTCTTTTAATAAAATAGGTGTACAAGCACACACCAATACTAAATATAAAGGTGTAGTTAATATGCGTTATTGGATGAACGAGGTACGCGCTTTAAAAATACGAGATTTAAAAACATTAAACGAACTGAAAGGGTTCGTAAGATATCCAAACGGTACTTGGGCTGCAAAACAAGGATCAGATAGTTGGGATGATAGAGTGATGAGTTTATTATGGGGGTTAATGATTCTTGAAACTGATCTTTGTGAAAAATATTTTGAAGTTGCAGAATACGATAAAAATAAAAAACCTCTTAAAATTAAATCGCTAGATTACGGTATAAAATACTTCATTAACCCAACATCTATATATAGTAACGAAAAAATGGGTATAGATGGACTGCCGCCATTACCTATTGTTATATCGCAAGACGGTAATCAGGAACATAATGAAATAGCTGACTTAGAATCACAAGGTTACCGTCGTTTATCATAAATAATTAAATGGCAGATATATCAATATCTCAAATAAGTCAAGGCACTCCCACAACAGGTATTATATTGCCGTGGTCAGATGGTACAACCACCTATCAAGCAAAGCTTAGTTCCTTGATTACTGCTCAAGGTGATATAGGTACTGAAGCTATACAGATACCAAGAGGCACTACAAATCAAAGGCCTTCTTCTTCTTCAAATGGAATGTTGCGTATGAACACAACAACCAACATGCTAGAAGCGTATTATAATAATAACTGGATAAATATTTCTTCTTTATCGCCATATTCAATTTATCTTTGGGGTGCAGGTGGTGGCGGTGGGACACCTGGCGGCTGGGCATACGGCGCTGCAGGTGGCGGCGGTGGATTTGCTTCAGGAGATCTCAATTTATATTCAGGAAGTACTTTAACACTTATAGTCGGGCAAGGTGGAATAGTTAACGGTACTTCTGTTTCATTTGGAGGTGGTGGTCAAGCATCTAGAAACAATGCTGATAATCGCTACGGGTCAAATGGAGGTGGGTATACAGGAATATTCTTAAATTCTGTCACACAAGCTAATTGCTTGCTTCTTGCAGGCGGTGGAGGCGGTGGCGGCTCTTCAAGAGCAGGTACAGGCAATTACGGTGGAGCAGGGGGTGGAACTCAAGCACAAGACGGTAACTCACCTTATGATAATAAACCTGGGTATAGAGGAAGAGGCGCAGGCCAATCTGGACCACCGGTACAAGCATCATGTGACCCCGTTCTTAACACAAACTTTCCACCTGCAGCTCTGATAGGTGGAACTTCTCAAAATAACAGTTATGGTGGAGCAGGTGGAGGTGGTTATTTTGGTGGATCAGCTGGCGGGTACTCAGAAAGCAATACCATGGGTGGCGGAGGCGGAGGTTCAGGTTATGTTAATATACAATATATTTCTAATTCAGTTAATACAACAGGGACCGATTCTCAAGGTGCAGGCAACACTAATGCATATTATCCCGGAAATATAGGTTCAGGTGGAGCACCTTCAACAACCGGGCAAAACGGATATGCTGTTATATTAAATAGAGTCACCGGTCAGATAACAAGATATTCTTACACAGGTAGTAATATAACAATAACACTTTAATTTATGGCAAACTTAGTATCATATACTCAAAGCCCTTTTAATAAAGCGCGTAAAGATAAATTTTTATTTGTTTTAAATCTACCGCAATGTTTAAAAGATATTTCAAAGAAATTTAACCGTAATAACGAAACTGTTTTACCTGATGCTTTACAATTTTCAGTATATGGTGCAGTAGTTCCTGAAGTTGCTGTACCTTCTGTTAACATAAGATACTCCGGACAAACCTTGAGTAACTCTAGTCATTCTCGAGACCCATATCCCCCTGTTACAATTAATTTTACCGTAGATAACAGATTCAACAATTATTGGATCATCTATAAATGGTTAGATCTTCTTAATAATTCTACCGAAAGTATTTATGATGCCGAAAATTTAACTAATATTAATTCTAATATAGCTGCAAATCAGGCTAGAAAAACATCAGCTTTACAAAATAGAACTAATGCTGCAGGTGCTGATTATCTTAGATTTAGATCTAACTTTACATTATTTGCATTAGATGAATATGATAAACGGATTATAGAGTTTGTCTATAAAGATGCGTTTCCTACAGCTATTGGAAGTATCAATTTTAACAATAGAGACAGTACAGAATTGGAAACAACCTTTACCTTTGAATATTCACAGCTTTTAGTATCTTTAGTCGAACAGATAGATAATTTCTAAAAATTAAAAAGTTTCATCCGAAAAAGTATAAATATTTTATATGGCACGCACAATTCAAAGTCCTGGTGTACAAATTCAAGAAGTCGATTTATCGTTAAATAATGTTGGAACACCAGCAACAACAGTATTTATACCTGGTTTTGCAGCTAAAGGTCCTTCTTCTGAACCAATTAGCGTTTCATCGCTATCAGAATTTGAGCAAATATTCGGTATACCTACAAATGGTGCCGAAAGATATTTTTACCATACAGTTAAAGCAGTATTAAATTCCCCTGCAAATGTTTTAGTTTACCGCTTACCATATGGGGCTGGTGCTGGTGTTGATACAAGCGATGAATACAGTGCCTTAGTGTATCCTGTCAAAGTTTATTGCCCGTCAACTGGATATGTAACATACGATTTAACAAAAACTGATGCTCGTTATTTCTTTGGCACACCTACCCACCTTAAACTTACACAAGCCGAGTATCTTTCGATTCTAAGAGGCGACGGATTTAATTGGGATAGTAATTCAGGAACAGTACCTTACTTTACAACTATTGCACAGCTTAGCGGTGCAGGAATGATTCTACTAAATAAAGCACAATCAACCATTAATACTAAGTTCGAAGGAACATATATTGGAATTATCGATAACACCAATCTTAATCCCGCTACACCTTTTAACGATGTAAATAAAGTTTTTACAGTTAATAATGACACCACAGCAGTTTACGGTAATACCAATTACGTTGACATTCCTCAGGTTCGCTTAAACTTTACTCTCTCTGCTGATTCAGCTGGTTTACAGGGTAGTGTTTCAGAGGTTATAGAAAATATACCTTCATTTGATATTTCTTCTAATCAATTTGATGATACAATTGCACTCGGTGTATTTAAACTCCGTCAATCAGTATTTTCACCTGATACCATTGCTCTTGATTATGTCTTACAAGAAGGTTATACAGCTTCTCTTGATTCAAATAGACAAATTAATAATGAAAACGGTGGTCAGCCTAATAGCTTCTTTATCGAGCAATCAAACAATACATCAACAAGTACTACTGTTATAGTTAATCCTTACATTGCTAATAAAAATAGTTCTACTTGGCTTGATCTTTCCGGAGTACCATTAAAGAAGGTTCGCTTCTTAACTGATGCCCTCGCTACTCCCTTTGCAAACGAAACGAGCAGTGAATATGAAACACGTGTAGGAGCGCCTTCTGGTAATGTTGCATCGTTACTTCTTCAATTAGGTAGCACAAACGCTCTTTACCCATTAGGTGATTTCGATAATCAAGATCTCTCTACAAAAATTATTGGTGATGTACCTACCAAGCTTACAACTGCAACAGAAAAGCTTAATAACGTAGATCTTTATCCTATTAATTTAACACTCGAAGCTGGATTAGGTACAATTTATGTAAATTCATTTAATCCTTCTACATATACATATTTCGATGACACCGCACCGTTCGATGAATTGACTGATCAGCTAACAGTACAGAATCCATCCTCACAATCTGTTGCAGTAACACGCTATAACGCTGCAATTGCACCGTTCTTAAATCTTACAGAGAATAGAAAAGATCATTTGTTTATTGCTGATGCTATTACAAATATATTTGTACAAGGTTCAAATGTAAAGACATTAGATTTAAATACAAATTCATTCTCCAATAACATTTACTGGCCACTAAAAAATCAATTTTCAAGTATTGATACAAGTTATGCTTGTGCATTTGCAAATTGTGCTAAAGTTGCTGACATATATTCAAATCAGCAAGTTTGGGTACCATTCTCTGGATTTGCAGCTGCTACAATGGCATTAACCGATAGTAACTTCCAGCCTTGGTATGCGCCCGCAGGTTTCTCACGCGGTACACTAACTGGTGTAGTAGATATCGGTCTATATCCTAAGCAAAAGCAGCGCGATCAGCTTTATAAGATTAATTTAAACCCTGTAGCGTTCTTCCCATCAGAAGGGTTTGTAATCTTTGGTCAAAAGACATTACAAAAGAAGCCTAGCGCGTTTGATAGAATTAATGTTCGCAGATTGTTCTTAAATCTTGAAACAGCAACAAGAGATACAGCTAAATACTTCTTGTTTGAACCGAATACACTCTTTACAAGAACGCAAATTATTAATAGCTTAACACCAATCTATGATAATGCTAAGAATACACAAGGTATATATGATTATCTATTAATTTGTGACGAACGTAATAACACACCTGCAATTATTGATGATAATACAGTTGTAATCGATGTTTATATCAAGCCAGTTAGATCTGCAGAGTATATACTTTGCAACTTTTATGCAACTAGAACAGGAACAAACTTCCAGGAGATAGTTACCTAAATACAACTAACTAATAAATAATTCTATGGCAGACGTAAATCAATTAATTACAGACTTTTACACGGTAGCACAAAATCGCGAATTCGCACGTGATTTTAATTTTAGAGTATTATCAATTAATACCGGAGGAGCAAGTACAGTAACATTTGATCAGAACGATTTAGTGTATGTTAAGACAGCTACTTTACCTGCTCGCGCAATTTCTAATATCGCTGTACCTTATATGGGATTAAACTTTAATTTGCCTGGTAATGCAACCTATCCAGGTAGTGAAGCATATGATTTAACATTTTATGCTGATGCACAATCACAAATTCGTCAAAAGTTTGAACAGTGGTCAACTGATATCTTTAATGACGGTACATCTACTGGTAACTATTTTGCTCCTAAGCAAACAGCTATCATTGATTTAGTGCAGCTTGATAATCAACTTAACTCAATTGGTCAGTATCAATTAGTTGGTGTTTCAGTTAGAAATGTTGGTCCGCTACAGTATAATATTGCTACTGGTACTGGTGAAACAATCGAATTTACAGCTACAGTATCTTATCATTACTGGAGAAAACTTAGCTAATCTGTATTAGAGATCTAAATAATTAGGTGAACAATCCGTTTACCAGCGCACTAAACTCGCTTGGCCAGAATTTTACTGGATTAGTTAACGGTCAAAATCCTTCCTTTGCTCCTCAAGTAGTTAATCTATTTGGCTTCAATATACCGGGCGTTCCTTTAATAAGTCCAAGAGATTATTTCTTGGTTCAAATGGAGTCATGGTTTACTTCTATTCCTAATTCTACACAATGGATTATAGTTATAGATAATTACCCACGAGCTTTAAGAACTAACATTATTCAAGGTTTAGAAAGAACAGACGGTGGTAAAAAGGGGTTTGATATTACTACAGCAGCAACTATTTTAAATAGTTTTCCTTTACAGAAAATAGTAGGTTGTTTATTTGCCCACGCAATCACAATTCCTACAGAACAGTTCGCAATTAATACAACTTCTGTAGCAAATAATAGAGGGTTTTTACCCGGTATTTTAGGAGGTGGTCGCGAAACAGAGTTTCCTTCTTTGGTAATAGATTTTCGTGAAACAAATACATCATTCATTGACTTTGTTTTAAGACCTTGGGTTATTCTAGGTTCTCATTATGGTATGACTGCTCGTCCTGGCGACGTCGCAGGCTTTAAAGATCTAAAAAATATGAAAGTTAATATGACACTTTTAGAGTATACAAGAACATACAATGGTATTTCTATGATTCCTAGAAAAGTCTTTAACTTCTATAATTGTATGCCCTATCAAGTCTCGGAACAGAGTTTAGACTACACTGAAGAAAAGCTTACTACTTATAGCACAAGGTGGACTTACACTAATTACACGGTTGAAAATAACCTTTACTTGCCTATTGCAGATATAGTTAATAGAATAGCTAATGGAGCTATACCTCGAGTTACCAGTTTCCAAAATGGTATCGGAAGTATAAATCCTTTAGGATTCTTATAATGTCATTTTATCTAAATTACGAGTCACCAGTCTTAAAAAAATCTTTTAAGGTTAAAGAGCTTACCTTTAATCAATTTAGAGATTTAAACAAATACATATTATCTAATAATAATACTTTTATAGAAACGTTTTTCGATGAAATACTAAGAAACAATTTAGAAGATAAAGATAACTTAAAACAGCTTTGTAATTATGATAAATTTTGTATTTTAGTATTGTTAAGAGCAGTAAATGTATCACCGGAGCTAGAAATATTTGAAAAAAATAAAAATTTTAAAGTTCCGTTAAAAGATTTTTTAAATAAATGCTTAAACTTTAGTCATGATACTACTAAAATTATAGAACATGATAATATTAAAATAAAACTCGAATTACCTTCATCTTTTGTTATTAACAATTTGTTAGATCTCACTGATATGGTTATTAAGAGCGTTGAGATAGATAACTCTATTTTAAATTTTAGTGAAATTGAAAGCAGTCTTAAAAAAGAAATTATTGAAACTCTACCCGCTAATATCATTTTCGATATTAAAAAATTCTATGAAAATCTAGTCAACGTCTTTAATGAATTAGTTTTTACCTTACCCTCTATAAACGAAAATGTCAACTTAAATCCGTTTGATAGCTCTTTATTAGAAATTTTAAAATTACTCTTTAGAGCTAATTTAAAAAATATTTACGAAATGCAATATTTCATGGTATCAAAAATGCATTATACTCCGGAATATATTGACAACAATACTTTTGTAGAGAATGTGTTGTTACTTAGACTGTTCGAAGACGAACTTAAGAAACAAGATGAGTTGGCTAAAAAACCTAAACAACAGGGTATGCCTTTAATGCCTGGAAAACAATAGTCTTTGAATAAATTATTAAAATGAGTAACAATTTTGTATTAGACAAGCTTAAGCAAATAGCTGCAAACAATAAAGTCCAGTCTTTCGCACGAACTGCTAATTCTGAAGTAGCACTTACACCTCTTACTATTAAGCAACAAAAAGATATTATTAAAACAGCTCTTGATGTCGTGCTTTCACCCATTACATTTGCAATCGCTACAAGTGAAATTGTAAAAGAAAACATCCAAGGTAAGCTTAATCTTACTATTTTAGATAAGCCTCTCTTTTTATTAGCTTTAAGAGCTAATTCTCTAGGTACTAAGTTTACTGCCGAAGATAATAAAACAACGTTCGATTTTGCTGAAAATTTAAATCAAAAAAATGCTATTGATACTAGTAAGCTTGCTGAAACACTATCATTTCCCGGTTTAGATATTACAACTCGAGTGCCTACTATAGAAGAAGATTATAAGATTAATTTAGAATGTAAAAAAGTTTTAGAGAATAAAAAGAGTAAAGAAGAAGAAAAAGTCAAAGATTTAATCGGTGAAATTTACATTTATGAAATTATTAAGTTCATAGATTCTATTAAACTTACAGTAGATGGTAAGGTAGAAGAAGTGAAATTTAATGTTCTTAGTATTCAACAAAAGGTTGAAACTGTAGAAAATTTGCCCATGGCTGTTACTTCTACACTTATTGAGAGTATCGCTAAAATAAGAGCTGTAGAATCTGAACCTTTAAAGGTACTAGTTGATGGCAAAGATGTTACTATATCCTTAGACACATCATTTTTTACAAAAGAATAATATTAATCCTAAGTTTTATTCATAAGTATTAATAGCTTATGGATCCTCAACAGTTTCAGCTATTTTTGACCGAATTAGCTAAGGTAAATACAAGTCTTCAAAATATACAGGCTACTATGCCTGAAAAAGACAATAAAAAAGATAAGAATGCAGAAAACAAACCGACAAACAAAGAGCAAATAAGAATAAAAGAGATAGCTAAAATATATTCAAAAGAGTTTAATAAAAAATTTGAAGACATTAACAAGAAGCAAGAGGATATTCAAAAAAAGCAAGAAACTTTCTTAAAGAAAAATGGTATTACTGTTAGGATAGAATCTATTTCCCGTGATGTATTAAGAAGCTTAAAAAAGGTATTTTCGGATAGCATGTCTAGATCGGTATCTATGCAAGCTGCTCCTGGCGGCAAGAAGACTGGATTGGCTGGTGCTGCTGGTGACTTTTTAGGGGGGCTTGTTGGCGGTGCAGGTCCATGGGGAGTGCTAATAGCAGCAATTGCTGCTGTTGGTGGTGTTGCTGTTATATTCTTACTTTTAAAAAACTTAGATAAATTAGCTGCTTTCATTAAAGATGTGCTGCCTTCCATTGGCGATTTTCTCGTTAAAGTATTGCCACCTGCCATTGAAAGTGCAGGCAAAGCCATCTCTACCATCATCCTGCCTCTGTTAAAAGCGGTTGCTGAAAACATAGTAAAACTAGTGGACACTGTATTGAGATATGTTTCACCTATTCTTAAAGCCATAGGTGATATAATTTTACCCATAATTAAAGATGTTAAAGAATTCTTAATGTACATAATTAAAAATATTCCTACTATAGTGGATTCTTTTTTTGGCGGCATTGCGAAATTAACTGAAATTATACTCACAAACCTGCCTCCTATAATGCCTTTTATTACCCAATTAGCAAGTTATATCAAGGAAATATATTTGTCATTAATTGATAAAATACCCATGTTCTTAAGCACTCTAAAAGACGTATTACTACCTACCTTGGGAGCCATAAAAGATGTATTACTAGCTTTAATTCCCCCCACAAAAGAATTCTTAGTTAAAGTTACAGAAGGCATTGTGTTAATAGCCCCATACATAAAAGATATATTATTAAGCGCATTTACCAATTTGAAAGAAATACTTGTCAGTCTATTCAACGCATTGCAGCCATTACTTCAATATGTTGGTCCTGTTTTTATGGGTACTCTGGATCTATTGACTGCAGCTGTTACAGGTATTTTTAATTCCTTCTCTACGCTAGTAAATTATCTTAAAGATGTTGCGTTAAAAATACTAGACTCAGTGGATAAAATTTTTAAATCGTTTAGTGATAATTTCAAATGGATCATAACTCAAGATCCAGTTCATATCTTAAAGGTGGCTGGTGCAGTTGCCACGCTGGGTGGTGCTTTAGCTGTCTTTGGGACTGCTGACGCTTATGGAAACTTAGTTGCAGGCGCAGGATCGTTTTTTACTAAAATAGTTGGCGGTAAAACACCAGTAGATACTATTATAGATCTAGCAAATAAAAGCGATAAAATTCTTCTTGCTTCAGATAACTTAAAGATTTTATCAGCAACACTAGTTGAAATTACACAGGAAAAGTATGGTGATCAGTTTGTTGATGAAATGAAAAAGGTTAGCTACGGATTAGCGCTAGTAACAAATGTAAAAAATTTAGATAAACTACAGAATTTAGATAAACTAAAAAATCTTAATAATGTAAGTGTAGAGCCCATTGAAATAAAGCAAACAACCGTACAACAATCAGTAACACCTACTGAAGAAGATAACGTTTTTAGGAATTTATACGTTTCAACAGATAATTTAAATGAAAGTATTTTATCTCTTAAAAATTCACTTGATGAAATAAGCAACAAACTTAATGATTCTATAAAAGTACAAACCCAGCAAGCTCAACTAACTGATTCTAGCATCTCTACATTGAGAGAAATAAGAGACAAAGATCAAAGCTCCTCAAATGTGGTGGTTAATAACAGTTCCAATAACATGGTTTTTAGTCAAAAATCGATTTCTAACTCTGAATATAGGAAGGATTTAGTAGGCGCAACATTTGCCTAAATATAAAATATGAATCACGTATTTTCAGTTTCTAGAACACAATCTATTGAAACATCAACTAATGGTGATGCTGAAGTAGCACCGCCTTCACTAGTAGCTCCTGCAAATACACCTTTGGGTGGCGGTCAAGGAAACAATGCTAATGCTCTTATGGGTGAAACAGTTAATGTTGTATCCGATTTTTATTGGACTTATTCAAAACTTAAAGAAGCTAGGCAAGAAGTACCAAGAATAATCTTAACAGAGAAAAAATTAAAAACTAACGCACTAGTATCACAATTAAAATATTCTTATGGTGTTACTAAAGATTCTATAAATGCTGCATTAGATAAGCTACCCGATGATACAAAGAATAACATTATTAATGTAGTAAAAGGCACCAAAGATACAGTAGCTTCACAGCAAGTAGGTGGTAAAACTTTAGGAGATCAGTTAAAAGATAAGTTTGATTTTCTTCAAGACGATAATAATATTTTTGATACTAATCCTTATTTAAGGCCATATAGAGATTTGTATATTACCGAGCCAACAGGGTGGGAATTTCATTTTCCTTATTTTGATAATTATAACAACTCACAGCAAAACGCATTTTCAAATGATGCACCAAACCCGTTTCTCGGTATCCTCAAAAAAGGTGCTGAAATGCTTACTGATGTAGCTAGTATAGCTAGTGTTTTAAAAGGACCTGCATCTATAAGTTTTGTAGAAAAATCTAAATTTTATAATTACAGTGAAGAAGGTGAAGAATTTTCGTTTTCATTTCCTTTGATAAACACCGGTTCAGTAACATTTGATGATGTTATAAGAAACTGGGAATTATTATTTTTAATTCTTTATAACAACAAGCCTTCCCGTAGAAACACCTCTTTAATCGACCCACCTGCAATATATCAGGTAGAAATTCCTGGAGTTAAGTTTTTACCGTTTTGTTATATATCAAGTATCGCAGTAGAGTTTCAAGGGTCAAGAAGAGAACTAAATTTTGATCTATCTTATATTGATAACCTCAATGTAGATGCAGCTATGCCAGTAGCTAACAATGTATTACCTGGTATAACTAGTGTAGTAAATAAAATTTTTAATAGCCCTAATATTGTAAGAGGTTTCAGCAACACAAGTACGCCTAGAAGTATTACTGCAATTATACCAGATGCTTATAATATTAAAATAAGTGTAAAAAGTTTAATTGCAGAATCTAAGAATTTTATGTATAGTGTATTAAACGGTAAACAAACAGTAACAACTTCTACAAAAGCGGCACAAGTGGTTAACCTTGTACGTAACATTGTAGGTAGATAAATATTTTTATGGAAAACGGTAATTTTCAAAACAAAATTAAAGCCTTACCGCCTTTAAAAAATACAAGATATGAGAATATTTTTAAACTGTATAAGATAGGTGAGAAGAGTCAATACTACTATAATTTATTACAATCCATATATTTACCAGAAAATTTAAATGAAGATTTTGTTTATTATCAACTAGTTAATGATAAAATTCCATGGACTATTATAAGCTATAATGCTTATAAAACTATAGAACTATGGTGGCTTATATGTTTGACTAATAAAATTTTTAACCCTATTAAATACCCAGACAGAGGAACTTTATTAAAGATTATTAAACCAATTTATGTAAATACTGTTTTGAACGAGATAAAATTATCTTTAAAATAATATGGCCGAGACAAGCTTATCTAATGTTAATTTTAATAACATTATTAACAATAACCAATATAAATTTAATATTGGTCTTTTTACAGCAGATGGTAGATATCAAGAATTAAAAATAGGCGCTATAAATTCGTTAGTTCTAGAAGATACTTTTACCAATTTTTATCATAAAGGATATATTATTATTAATAATAAGTTTGATGGTGTTGAAAGATTAGCTGATTTTAAGAATAATGAAAAAATAGGAAGCTCTTCAACTTTTACTCCTGATAGAGGATTTATATTTAAAGGCGATTCTCGAGATATGTTGATTGTAGATATAATGCCTAAATTAGATGAACAGGTTTTCGGTGTTACTGATAATAAAGAAGCAGAAAACGTTTTTAGACTCTTATTTACTTTTTCAATTTATGATACAGAGGAAATTGTAGGCACTCTACCCGGTGAAAAATTTAAAAAGTTACATTTCTGGGATATACATCACGAGCTTTTAAAGGAAAAAAACTCATATTTTTCTACAGCAAATTATGTAGACAGTGCAAATGTATCTGCCTTGTCGGATACCGACAGAGGAATACCGACAGGTGATGCGATAAAATTTTTCTTAAGGGAATTTTTTAAAGATGATGATGGTTGGAGTGCTACGGTAAGTGATGAGGGATTTGATAAAGGCTCAACAAAGGTATTTTTCTCAGCTCCTGCACGCTATAAAGGTGATGATTGCTTGCAATACCTACTTTCTAGACATGTTTCTGATAAAAACGATAATTATGATCAAGCATTCTTAAGATTAGAAAGAAGCACAAATGTTTTTAAATTAGAAAGTTTAAATAAAGTTTTTAAAACTGCTTTAAATGGTAATTCTAGCGGTGTAGGTGAAAATTATCTAGAGACTTTTAAGTTAGGTGTGTATTCTGATA